CCGGAGGTGTCAAACGAAACCTTCCTTTGAATACTGGTCCCGCCGTCGACTTGGATATTCTTTTCCTGGAACAGAGAGGTCCAGAAATACTCATTGTGTTGCAGAGCATATTCCAATTCCTGATCGGGCAGGTCAGCCAGTGTCGTCGCAAGAAGGTCTGCAATATCTTCTGGTCTGTAACCCATAGTTTAACTCCCAAAAACTTTTTTGAGGCCAGCCTTGGCGTTCGTGTGAACCTCAGACTGAGTCTTGGCTTTACCCGTTTGGGATTTGGCCGGGTCTGTAGGTTCAAACGTAATGGCCTTAGCGCGCTTTACAGCTTTGGCCTTGATTTGTTTCCTTATAGTTTGCTCTCGCACGTCATCAGTGACGAGCAAATGAGCACGTTCAAATGCCTCTTCCAAAGGCATGTCCATTCCCTGTTGTTTCGCACCGAGTAGAATCAAGTTGGCCTGTTCAACAACACCCCAGCGTTTCTTAATCTGGGCCTGGGTCAAGTTGTCCCAGTTCTTTTCTCCCTTTACAACCTCGCCATATACTTCCTTGTATTCTACCACATCGGGACGAGCAAAGAAAGAATCAATCTGTTGGGATATAGCTGCATCTTCCTGAATCTGCGCTTGGGTGGCCTTATCATCAACTTTAGTACTGCCTTCTCGCAATACCCCAAGTTCTTTAGCCAATATCTGATTCTGTTCAACAACCTGTTTAAGTACCCCAACTATGGGATCGTTCTCATACTCCTTTTCCAGAGTGGTAAAGTCAATACCTTTGGGTTCTGGCTTTGACTCTGGTTTGGGTTCTGGTTTAGGTTCAGGTTTGCTGACCTGTGCCTTACCAAGTTCTGAGAACTTCTTTGACAGATTGTTGGTACTCTCAAGTGCTTTAACACAGGTCTTCTTAGCAAGGTCAGGGTTGGCCTGCGCCAATTCCTTTATTTCATCCTCTGACCATCCGAGATGTTTGGCCGCTCGGATTTCGGCCTGGGTCAGTTCACCTGCCGGTTTTGGTTCTGGTTCACCTGCCGGTTTTGGTTCTGGTTCAGATTCGGGTTCCGGCTCAGGTTTTGACTGAGGGTCGGGTTCCGATTCTGGCTTCGACTCAGGTTCCGGGGTAGGTTCTGGTTCCGGGGTAGGCTCATCACCAAACACTTTATCAAGGTTTATCCTTGACGCTTCCAATAATGCTTTTTCGGCCAACATTTTGTCGGCCTTGGCATCAACTACTTGTTCTTCTTGTGTGAGTTCTTCGCTCATATTCTTTATCCTTTATATAGTTGGCCGGTTTTACACACCGGGGTCAGTATGTCAGGATTTATTCCAATGTTCTTTAAGCGCTTTAATATATAAAAAGACATATATGGGGTTGAGGCAAAAATAGACCCACTCTCGGTAATACCATTCCAACGCGGCGTACACTGGCAAACTCACGAACATAACCAAATAACCCCATCGTTCGGTTCCCTTTCTTGTTAAGAGTTGCGCCGCCACCAGGGAACAAGTGATCGTCATTATCTGCAACAATGTTCCCAGGTCCAGGGTCATCATTTTCCTTACCCATTATTTTTTCTTTCCTGCGGCGGCCATCTTCTGAAACGCGGCCTTGCCGTATTTTTTGCGGCCTATAGAAGCCGCTACTGCACCAGGGTTCTTGGCCCCGCCGAGTTTAGCAGCTTTCTCAACCGCTGCAAATCGCGCACCTTCACCTGGTTTGGTCATCTCGGCCGCGCGTTTATACTGTTTACGCGCTGATTTACGTTCTGTTAATGTACTCATGCTATCCTCTGTTTTCCAAGATTATGTTTTCTCTGTTCTTTTTTATCAAACCCGCAACTATTCGCATACTGTTCCTGTTGTCGTACACTGGTAAACCGCAACCGGCCATCAGGTAGTACGTCAATATCTGGAAACTTTATCTTATGTTCCATTGTCTGGTCCGGGTGTATGGCGAGTGATTCGCTGATGTGTTCATAGTCGCCACACACACTTGCATTACCAACCAAGTTCCAACGCATATCACATCCACATTGCGGACAGATATGAACCTTGCGCGTATCTGTATCAGTAACTTCTATATTACAGTCGTCACACACAAAGGTATGGGTTATCATTGATTGTCTCCCAGCGTTTCTTAATTGGTAATCTCGATTTGGTCCGCGAATCAACGAAACTATGAAATACGAGCATCCTGTCTTGTTCGTCGAAGTCCAAACCAGGTTGACAAATACATGTAGGATCGAATGTATGTTGTATGAAGTCGTTTGTAGGGATTATGTTGACCATCAATAACCTCCCACTGTCATACCCTGGTTCATACTCTGTCCAATCGCCGCAGTTGACTGGACCTGTTGGTTGAACTCCTGACCGGGCATAGAAATAGGACGCGCCATCGCGTTACCTTTATTCTGGGCGGCCCCGGCTATGGACCCACCGCCGCCGGCCTTACCTGGATTCTGCGGGCCAAGTAACATCATTATTTCCATCTTCTGTTGCCATTCAGGATCGTTAAACATATCCTCTACTATGTCTTGAATCCCCATTTCAAATGCAATCTGGTTCAGATACTTGGCTATATTAAACTGTTGGCCAATCTGCATCAGAACCATAGCAGTCTGGGCAGCACCTGGTATGATATTAGTGCAGAACTCAACAATACGTTTGGAACGTACCATCGGGTCCATTTTAGTCATTGACCGGGCCACGATCTTGAATGTATAATCAAGGAAGTCGCCCATACGTTGTTCAGGCGTGAGATTCAACTGTACTTCTTCACCGCCAGTACCCCTCTTAGTAAGCGGCAGTTCAATGAACGGATCGGTGTGCAGGTACCATGCTATCCGGCGTTGGACTTCAGCAGTCGAATCATACACTATATCCCGCATATCTTCGATACCAATAGAAGCGTTACCTTGAAGCGCTTGGACCGCTGTAGCTGTCGTACCTCTCCCGCCAGGCATACTTTGGCCAGATATGAGTTCTGGATTCCCTGCCATCATGTTATAGATAGTGTAGAGTTCCTGCATAAACCGTTCGTTCTTCTCATTCTGTCCTCCGAATGAGACTACGTTAATTCCTTTCGGGTCCATTGTAGAGACCCAGTCGCCGGTTACTGCTTCCTCAATCTGACTGACTGTATCCACTTGGGCCGGATTGTATAATCCGACATCCTTTTGATTCTCGAACTGATTTATCATTTTGACAAAAACCCGATTGGCTATCTTGGCCAGTTCGTACCAAACTGAAACTGGGGGGACTGGGAACGGGTTTTCATCAACAGGTGGAGAAAACGACAAGAACACGTAAGGCCCTTCTTTGGGGCCGTTGAACTCCATAATCTTGAGGAACTTGCCTTGGCGTTTCTGAACCGGATCACCCATTATGACAACGGACTCGATTTCCGGCACGTACATCTGTACTATGTCAACCTCATCTTGAAGTTTGACCATAGCACCCCTCGCCTCAGTCGAAGTTGTCATATTAGACAGAGTATCCTGCATATTAGTAGGAGACGAGGGCAACTGTTCAATAATATCGTGATCGAAACCGTCAGTATCTAACAGTATCTGGCGGGGAATAGTCACTCTATCCCACAAACATCTGGCTCTATTGATATGAGTACAGGTGGGATCAAAACCAAAGTTGCTTAGACTGACATTGCGAGCATAGACCTGACCGTTATCAACCATGATGTCGTCAAAATTGAGTAGTTCGCCTGTGGCTTTTATACCTACTCGCATGATACCCCACCCAAACAAGGCATTTGTTATCCAAGTTCGGAGTTCATCCTTGAGTTTTATCTGTCTGGCCGTTGTATCGAGACCGAGACCAAGGAGTTCCGCATACATTTTATATGTTTGAAACGAGGTAGTTACATGAGTAACGGGATTCTGCATGACCAGATTAGGCACATACGCGCGTATTGTATTGAACACTAAATTCAACGGTTCACTACACTCTCCTTTTTCCATTTGATAATACATGGGAACATACGATTTGAACATTTGACGTGTCACTTTGGCGAATCGTTCGACTCGTTCAAACCCCAAAATCACAATCTGTTCAATCTGACTTGGTTCAATATGTTTGGTCATTATCAACAAACCCCGGAAAAGTCAAAAATGCGTTTCTTGGGGAACCCCAACTTCCCCTGCCGTCGTTTGTTTTTGATGTATTGCAAAAACCGATACCCGGCTGAATACACAGACGGACCACTTTTATCCGTTTTAACCTTGGGCATCTCTTTATCTTCAATCGTAAGAGCATCAGCCATAACTCTGTCACCATGTGTGCGTTTGGCTGTAGCACTTTCCTGCATCAACATAGCGGGGCCTACCCCGCCATTTTCAAAATGAATATAGGTTCTGGCTTCTTCCAGTGCTATTTTTGACCGGTTGATATACGTCCCGTCGGTTAAAGCCTTGTCGTATGCCGATAACAACATATACTTACTGTCACGACCTGTTTGGAACCCATACGTTTTGTTCTTAGTAGTAGTGATCTTATCAGTCGTCTCACCACGATAAAAATATGGGTACAGGCACTTCTTGACTATGATACGACCCAAATCCCAACCCGGTCCATTTTTTTCCCACTTAAGGAACGGCAATCGAAGCGGTTTGGCCCCGCCAATCCAAAGGGCAACAGCCAGCACTATCTGGGCGAAATCATACGGAGGGTATGTAGCGTCGGCCCACTCACCGACCTTCTCACCAGTCTCCTTACACTTGATTGAAATGACCGAGTTCGACGCACCCTGGCCCTTACCAGTATCAATACCGAAAATGTATGATTTGGTCTGGTCCAACCTTCCATCCTTCAACTCACACCAAATCTTGAGTGGGCCAAGTGCTTGTTCCCTGGCCAGGATCATACTAAGGTCTTTGTCCGCGATATAATGGGCAAGGTCTTCATAACCCAGATTCTTGCGCCACTTGATGTCCCATACTGACTTAGGTGGTCTGGCGTACATGGCCTCGTGGTTGTCTATATTATTTTGTACGAAGAACGACAAACCTGGTTCAGTGTCCTCTCTCAGGACTTCAGTGGCCATGTGTTTGGCCCCGCGTATTCTCTCCTCAGAATCAAACCAAGGTGAACGTATTTCCCATTTTCCATTCTTAGTCTGTTTAACGTACCGATTAGCACCTTTATCAGGGTGTTCCCAAAATGGCATAACAAAAACCTTGATAGTACCATCACTACGCCATTTATTATATTCACTACCTGGCACACTGGTTGAGTTAATGATACGCGCCAGACAAGAATCGCGCGAAGCCATACGCATTGCAGCGCCATTCTGAGCAGCACCAAACTCGTCAAGCAAACCAACAAACCGCCTGTCACCCCTTGCTGCGTGTTTGGTTGTGGACTCACCATCAAGTGTAATACCAGTAATGGGATTATACCAGTGCAAGTGTTGTCGATTAACTTGACCGAGAAAACAATCTGGGGGTTGCATCCAACTGGGCAGCCACTGGTTGATATAGTCGTGTTTCTGGAACAACGCCTTCATATTACCAGGTTTGTCCACGTAATCCTCATTACGACTCATCTCAAGGAGTTCAGTGGTCTTGGGTCGGAATAACATCAACCAATGAACGTAGTCGATGCAACACCAACTCGCACCCATATCGCGGGCTTTGTCAATCAAGACATCCTCACCTTTGGGGATACTGGTCTCAAACATCGAAAGCAACTCATCTTGAATAGACCATGTTATCATGGGTTGGTCAGGATACTTGGACTCAAGCCGTTTACCGTCAGGTCCAACATCGAACTGGTGATAAGTCATACAGAACGCATTGATGAAGAACAACTGAGACTCAGCACAAGCAGCTAACAAGTCCCGTTGCATACCCTCATCCTTCTCTGCCTTAGACAACAGGTCCAAACGCCATGCCAAGTTGCGTTCCGCTTCTTTGGGCACGACAATACCTGTTTTTGGGTCGGTCCACAAGTCTGGTGTGTTCGGAAACGGAGTTGGGAGTTCTGGTTTGGTCATGGTTTGGTTATCGTCGGTCTCTGTACCGGTTTCAACCTCTCGTTGAGCCGTTTGC